GAAACTTACAGATGGTATTTCTCAAATCACAACAGGCATAACTAACCTATCGGATAAAATAGAAAATGCCGCAAGTAAAACAGCTAAATTTATTGGAGATGCAGCTAATCGTGGTCAAAAAATAGTTCAAATTCAAAGGGAACTTGAAGACCTAGAGGGTGCAATAGCAAAACGTAAAGCAGAAACTGCAAGTCGAGAAACTGAATTATTAATCATTGCTAAAAGTGCAAAATCAACGGCAAAGGAACGCAAAGCAGCAACAGATGAAATATTAAAAAACACAGCAGATTTACAAAAGCTAGAGGAAGATATTGTAAGTAAAAAAATACAAGCATTAAAAATTTCACAATCCCAAAACATTACAGATAGAAAAGGAAATAAAGAATTGCAAGACCTCGAAGCGGAGTTAATAAAGGTTCGTGATGCTGGTAAAGACAAGCAGTTGCAGTTAATAAAGATACTAAACAAAGAGGAAAAAAGTGCGACAAAAGAAAAGACAGCAGATGCTAATAAAGCGGCAGAAGACGAAGAGGATAGACTAAATAAACTTGCAGACCGTAACGCTTTTTTAGAGGAGTTGAGAATTAAAACTTTGCTAAGTGGTCAACAACAAGAGGAGGCTTTATTTGAGTTGGCATTTGAAAAAAGATTTGAAGATTTAGTTGCTTTGAATTTAAGTGAAACACAGATTGAAGAAATAAAACAAAAGGAATTAAAAGCAATAAGAGATAAATATTCTGCAGAAGACAAAGCCAAAAAAGAGCAAGAGTTCAACGATAAAATTGCTTTCAATCAAAAGGAATTAGAATTAGAATTAAATGCAGTTGATTTATCAGTTGCAACAGAAGAAGAAAAAGAAAGACGTAAAGCCGAAATACAATTAGCGGCATTAGAGGAACAATTAAAATTAACTAAGCAATTTTTAGGTCCAGAGGGTTCGTTAACCAAAGAGCAGTTGCAAGGCATTACAGCTATTGAACAAGCTATCGCAAAGGCTAAAGAAGGATTGAAGCCTAAAGAGGGTGACCCAACCGTAGCGAAAGCTTTAGGATTAGACCCAAAAGACATAGAACAAGCGCAAGAAACATTATCTCAAATTAGTAAAGGATTAAAAGCCGTAAATGATATTATCAATGCAGGTTTTGAAACTAGGTTGAACAACATTGACGCTACAAAGAATGCCGAGATAGATGCGATTAACCAAAGCACAGCAAGTGAAGAAGACAAAGCAAAGAAGATAGAAGAAATTGAGCGTGAAGCGGCAATGGCTAGGTATGACATTGAGTTAAAACAATTCCAAGCGAATAAAGCAACGTCAATAATTCAAACTATAATTAACACAGCACAAGCGGTGATGGCTCAATTATTAGCACCACCACCAGCAGGGTTTATATTTGCAGGATTAGCGGCTGCAACAGGTGCGGCACAATTAGCACTCATAGCTTCACAACCAGCACCACCAAGACCAGCATTCGCCACAGGCGTAATCGGATTAGACGGTGCAGGAACAGCAACGAGCGATAGCATAGATGCAAGGTTATCACGTGGCGAAAGTGTAATGACAGCAAAAGCTACGGAGCGATTTGCACCAGTTTTAGCGCAGATGGAGTTAGCGGTAGGCAACAGACCTAACTTCCAACTAGGCAATAGAAAATTCGCCACAGGCTACATCCCTACAACGGACGGAGGGTATAGCGATAGGGCAATGAGTAACGAGGTTAACAACGCTAGTACGATGGCGAAGATGGTTAGCGATAGTATAGCGAAGATGCCACAGCCGAAACTAGTTTACGATGAGTTCACTAATTTTGTGAACAACCGTAATCAGTCGGTTAATTTATCGGAGTTGTAAATTTCATTATATTTTTCAATAGTAGCTTCACGAACAAACTTAGCAATGTGGATTGGATGCTCTTGATTTTTGCAATGGTTCTCAATCTTCTCCCACCAAAAAGCAGTAAATTGAGTTTTTAGTTGTTTTGGATATTTTCTGTTGTATTCTTTTTTACTTTCCATTTGCAATAGTTTTCGTTAGTTGACTAGGAACAAACAAGGCTACAATGAAAAACAATCTAACCCACTCCGACCATTGTAAGGGGTTAAGATTAGCACCAATAAAGGCGCACAATAAATAGCATAGAAAGAATGTTACTGATGCGCTGATGTATTTGTTTCTGATTGACATGGTTAAAAAGTTTAGGACAAATCTATATAATAAATAGGACACGAGCAATTTTTTATTATTATTCTATTGATATTTGTATCATGAACAGCGCAACGCTTTACATTAACGGTTACATAGGTCAGCAAGGTTTCTTCGATGAAGCGTCTTTTGACTTGACCACGTTAAACAATTTCCTTGACCAGCATCAAGATATTGAAGAACTAAATGTGTTTATCAATAGCGGTGGCGGTTCAGTAACAGAAGGCTTTGCAATTCATGACCGTTTAATGGCTTTGCCGTTTACGGTTAACACAATAGTAAACGGTATGTGTGGTTCAATCGCTACGGTGATATTTCAAGCAGGTAAAAAGGGCAAAAGAAAAATGTATGCTAACAGCGAGTTCTTCGTTCACAATCCTTTTTGGATGCCCGATGCACCAAACGCAATGGAAGCAAAAGACCTAGAAGCATTAGCGGAAGATTTGAAACGTGCGGAAAATAAGATAGTTAATTTCTATTCAGCTATCACAGGCAAAAGCACCGAAGATTTGAAGCCAATCTTAGACCGTCAAACAACACTAACAGCAAGTGAAGCAATCGAACTAGGGTTTGCAGATGAAATCATGGGCGGTGAAATAAAAGCGTTCACCAAGTATAAAATAGCAGCGTATTTAAACACTAACAATAAAACAATTATCATGGCAGAAACAACCGAAATTAAAGCCGAGTTGACAGGAATAAAATCATTCCTAGCTAAACTCACATCTAAACTATTTAAGGCAGCAATGACCGAAACTATTGACGGCAAAGTAATCCACTTTGATGGCTCAACACTTACCGAAGGAACTTTGGTATTTGAAGACGAAACAATGTTGACACCTTTGGCAGATGGTGATTACGTTGTAGATACAGCTACTTACACCGTTGTTGGTGGTGTGGTTACAGCAGTAACACAAGTTGAAGTTGAAGTTGAAGTTGAAGATGCAAAGCTAAAAGAGGCAAACGCACAAATCGAAGATTTGAAAGCGCAGTTAGCCGCTAAAGAAGAAATCGTAAACGAGAAAGAAACTTTGATTAACGACACTAAGAACGAAATCGTTGCACTTGCAACAAAGGTGAAGTCTTTTGAAGCGTTACTTGTAACTGGTAAGAACTTCAAAGCAGAAGCAGGTCAATCAAACAACACTAACCAAGATGCGCCTAAACTTTCAGCAATGGAAGTAATTGCAAAACGTAGAGCCGAAAAGGAAAACAAATAAATTTTTAAACTAAAAACAAAAATAAAACAACATGGCAAACGCAGTAACAGCACTACCAGCAAACGGTTCGATACCTTATGAGGTATTCTACAAACCACTATTGAACGACCCAAAGATAAATGCTTTGCCGTTCACTATTCACTTTGGCAAAATCGGCAAAGAATTATATTTTGATGCTGAATTTACAGATGCACCAACTATCAAAGCAACTTGCGGTTGGGATTACAAAACAGGAACACCAATCACTAAAAAGGCTCTTGACCCTTACGAGTTAGATTTCTCTTTTGAGCAATGCTACACCGACTTCGTAAAATCAATTTGGGGCGATAGCCTTCCAGACGGATGGAGAAAAGGTGAACTTACTCCCGAGATTGTTGACCGTATCGTGACTAAGCAATCAAACGCTTTCAACACTAACTTGCTTTACGCTTTGTTCCTTGCTGACACTTCATCTACTACTAACTTCCTAAGCGGTATGGATGGAGTTTATCAAAAACTTTTAGCAGGTGTAGCCGCAACTGATGGAACGGTTGATGCAGGTACAATCACTGACAGCGATTTGTCTTTGACAAACATCGAAGGTACACTTTACGGTATCTACACAGCACAAAGCGATTTGCTTAAAACTTTTGACAACGGAACTAAAGCGTTCATCGTTACTCAAAAAGTTTATGAAGCATGGTCTCGTTTCTTGCAAGTAAATACTGCAGTAGGCGGTAACTTGATTGACAGAGCATCTATCCAAAACGGTGTTACTGGTATCTCTTACCAAGGCATTCCAATGATTAACGCTAATTACGTTGACCGTGGTTTAGCACTTTACGGAACAGCAGGTTCACCTCCAAGTGTAACTAGCCCTAATCGTGTTATCTTGACTTTGCCTAGCAACCACCACATCATGATTGATGGTAGCGGTTTTGAAAGCATCGAGCCATTCTACGACCGTAGAGATGACAAAGTTTATTCACCAGCTAGTGCCATGATTGACTATCAATACGGCTACGGTGACTTGAACGTAATTGCAGGTTTCTAAAAAAAAATTAAGGGGGTGCAAATCCCCCTTTTAATATTCAAAAAATAAAACAAAATGGCAGATTGCATAGACATATTAGAGAGCATCGGACAAGGATGCGAGAAAGAAAACCAAGTGGGCGGTGTGAACCGTAGAGTTTGGGTAACGCAAAAGAGCCAAGTCGTAAGCACAACAACTGACGGCAACGGATACGTTAACACCATTACAATGGGCGTTGACAATTCTAGTGACGCTTATAAGTTGATTACGGTTACAGGCA